GTACTTATCTGAGCATTGCCCACCGTCTCCAGATCATTCTTGCTTGTGGCATCGTAGATCCCAGCGTTGGTGAAGTTGAGTAGGAGGGATGTGTTGGTGATGTTGGTGAGAGGTGCGGTAGGGACGGTTAGTGTGGTCTGTGTGGGATCGTAGACTGCTGTGCCATTTACATAGCGAAAGTTAGATATGTAACCAAAAACAAATGCAGAACTGGCCGACCCTCCAATATATGCTGTTGTTGCCGAAAATGTATTTGAATCAGACGCAGTTGTTGCTAATCTAACCCCATTCAAAAATAAAGAACTATTGTTTGAGGTGTTTCTTACAACAACGATATGGTTCCACGCATTTAATGTCGGCGCAGTGGCAGAGGAAAGAACCCCTGCAACCCCTGCTTTGTTATAACTTATCCCGCCACTGCTGTACTGTATTTCAATAATATTTGAAACGCCGCCATAAAGCGTAGACGTTCCAGAAAATGCGGTTGGATACACCCACGTTTCCACTGTAAATGCGGTAGTACCCGAAGCTATTGCTGTGTTTGTTGTAAACAGCGTATCCCCATTCCCATCAAAATACCCTGACCCACCATTAGTCGTAGCAGACCAGCTTGAGGTGGGGTTGAATGGGGAGAAGGCGACTACTCTGGTATCACCGTTTCTGGTGATGGTGAAGTTGTTAGTGCTGTTATCTATGAATCGGTTGGATTGGCAGGTGAGGAGGGATGTGTTGGTTATTGCTGTTAGCGGTGCGGTGGGGACTGTGATGGTTGTTTGTGTTGGGTCGTAGACTGAAGACCCTTTTACAAGCCTTAAATTACTCATGTAGCCAAGCACATGGCCGCCGTCTGTAGAATAACCAATCTGCATATCTCTAGTGCTATCCGAAATCGTTAGCGTTGAAATATTATGCGTGGCTGTTCTTGTTCCGTTTTGAAAGATTGCTAGATTGGCCCCGCTGCGGCATACAACCAAATGATTCCAGCTGTTTGTCGTTAAAGCCGATCCATTAACAACCGTTCCGGTTTGTCCGTTTCCAGTTGTCGTGTAACTAAACTGCACAATCTGGGAAGTTTGCGTCCGAAAAACATACGAACAGTTTGTTGTTGCGTTTGCCCACTGACCAAAAAATCCTGCATATCCTGCCATTGAGGGTGATGAGTTTATCCATAACTCAATACAAAAATCCGAGTTTCCTAAAGTAAACGCAGCATTATCCGGAACCGTCAAATAATCCAAGTTCCCATCAAAATAATTCCCCCACCCAGTCTGTGAGAACGGTGAGAACGTACCCTGTGTCGTGTTGCCGTTGCGGGTGATGGTGAAGTTATTGGTAGAACCGTCTAAGAACGTATTGTTCTGTGCGCCATTCGTGCCGTTGCCAGGAAGCAATAGCGTGGTGTATTCGTAGTAAGGGTCTGGTGTGACTGCGCTACCTGAAAAGATAGACGCAATCATTGCTGTTAAGTTACCTGCCATATCAAGTCACTCCTGGCCCAGTTACCCACCAAGTATCTGTAGCAACTTTGATAAGTGAAGCCATACCTTTAGTGGCTACTGTACGGTTTCCAGTGGCTCCGTTAGCTAGTTGAAACGTAACACCAGCACCAGAGATCGTTAAGTTACCGCTGTTGTTGTTGAGCACTAAGATCGTAGTTCCTGTAGGAAATGCTACAGAAGCGTTGGTTGGTACTGTAAGCGTTGCTGTAGAACCACCAGTAAAATATACGTGGTCACCACCATCACCAAGCACTAACGTGTATGTAGAGCCTGATTGGCTGTTTTGAGGGGCATTTAAGTAACCAACTTGATTTGTGCCATCAGGACCAGTTAACGTGTTGTTACTAGCGGATATAGTCTTGTTAGTTAATGTCTGAGCAGTGCTAAGAGTTACTTCACCATTAGTTCCGTCAGTTCCTTTAGATGCTAATACAGACCAATACGTTGTGTTCGTAGGTAAGTTACCTGTACTTTGTAGGATACATACATAGGTAGAACCATTATATGTAGCTACATCGTTGGGGTAATAGGTTGTACCGCCATCATAAGCACCTTGGAAAGTCAATGTAGCATAGCCAAGGCTGTTCCATGCTGTAGATCCATTACCTACTTTGAACTTGGTTAATGATGTATCAACACCAACTTCACCAGCAGCTAGTGTTGGGTTGGCAGTAGACCAATCAGATGTTGTTCCACGCCTTAGTTGTACTTGAACTGGCATTACGGTGTTCCTCCATCAATAGGATCAACGGCAAGGTAGCTACTCGTAGGTGTACCTCCGTCTAAGTTAGGACTTCCTCCACCACTTCCACCAGACACAGCAGCCCATGAAAAAGCTGATCCTGTCCATTTAAGATAAGTATCTGATGTTGTTGGCGCAGTAATAAAAGTTGTTGTATTTGATCCGCTCTGATAAGCAATTCTGTTAGCAGCACCGCCAAGTAAGTTAGTAGCTGAACCAGCACTACCAAGCACATCAATGTTCCAAGTACCTGTAGCATTAGTACCAGATATAGAAGGAGCACCAACTGTGTTATAACTGATTGTTCGTGCTACAGAACCATCAAAGGTAGTTCCTGAAGCAGCTCCAGTACCGCTATTGTCAAAGGTAGCAGCATATGTTGTTGTACCGCCTCCACCACCTGTACCATTCGCTGCTGATGTGATACGACCTTGTGCATCAACAGTGATGTTAGCGTTAGTGTATGAACCTGCTGTAACCGCTGTGTTCGCTAAGTTAATGGTTCTGTTAGCGGACAAATCACCACCACCAGACAACCCAGTACCGGCAGTGATTGTTGTTGTTCCTACCGCATAACCAGCAGAGGCATGATTACCCCATCCATAAGCAGTATCCCAATCAGTTTGCTTTGATGTGGTCGGTATTCCATAACCGGCTGTATACGATACTGCTAACGTACCTGTTGATGTTACTGGTGATCCTGTTACAGTTAATCCAGTAGGTACTGACATAGCTACTGATGTTACTGTGCCGTTCCCTGACAAAGCAGCAATGTTACTAAGGGTTGTCTTTACTGTGTTACCACCCTGTACAATAGGTACAACTTCAGTACCAGCCAGTGCTGATGCATTTGATAGTGCTGAGATCTTTACGTCAGCCATGTCTACTCCATGATAATGTAGTCACCAGCTTCTGTGGTGAGGAAATCACCGTTTTCAGTAGCCAGGATGTTCGCAACACTAAGCCAACCAAGTAAGTAAGTAAACGATGCTTTCTTCCATTGTCCGTCTTGTCTAACAAGAAAGTATTCTGGTACAGGGTCTTCAGTGGCATCAGGTAAACCATCTAGTCCAAACTGCTGTGTGTTCTGAATGTATATGTTGTCTTTAGACTTAGAAGTCTGTGGTAACTCACCAGCACTGACTTCAATGCCATTAGACAGTTTAAGTACCAGTGAGTTGTCAATGTCAATGTAAGCATCAACAACAGATACACCATCCTTACCTGCTTTACCATCCCTACCATCTTTACCATCAACACCATCTCTACCATCTTTTCCTGGTAGTCCATCTTTACCAGGATTACCTTTTTCACCTCTTGGACCTTGTTTACCTTGTGGTCCTTCCAGCTTAATGATGGTATCTGCTTTGGAGTCTAACTCACTTACTTTTTTCTTTAGCTTACCAACAACAGCAGCGAGCTGTAGTAGCTTTTCCTCATCCATGATTACTCACCAAGAGCGTCATTGAACTGCTTATCAACTTGCTTTTTAGTCTCCATCTGCATCTTGGCAATGTTTTCGTTACTCTTAATATCCTCTTCCTTCAACATCAACTCAGCAATCTTGATTCTGCGTTGGAATTCACGCTCTGCTGAGTCATCGTTGTTAGGAAGGTTCTGAGTGGCTGCATTAACGATCTTAGCTCTCACCTCTTCAGGCATTAACTGAGCCTCTATCGTCACTTTCTGAGCCTCTGCTGCTGCTTTCTGTGCTCTAGCTTGTTTTTCCTGTACAGTAGCCTGTGCATCAGCCAATTGAAGCTGTGTAGCTTGTTGTTGAGCCTCTTGTTGCTGAGGGTTTGGCTGTGTTAGCTGTTGAAGTTGCTGTAGTAAGCTCTCACGGTTAGGTAATGATGAGTATTCAACAATACCTTGCAGCAATAACGGTACGATAGGACTATTTGGCCCTAACGTAGACATCATTGCCATCATTTGAGCCTGTTCAAACTCTCTAGCAACCATCCCTAATGTACCTGTTGGGATAAATTCAAAGTCTTTTACAGGATAACGATCAGGAGCAAACTGCATATACCGCCATGCAGCCTTCTGTACGAACGGAATAAGGAAATCTTCTTGGAAATTCACTAAGGAACGCTTATTCTTCTTGATAATACCGCTAACAGCCATCGCTAAACCAGCCGCTGCTGCATCACCACCACTGACTTGAGCAGGTAAATTAGCTGTATCTAGCGTACCTGTAGCCTGTAGCATCATTCTTTCGAAGATTTGAGCTGTTTCGATGTTCGATTTGTCCGTAACACCAAACTTAAAGGGTTGTAGGATCTCTGCTGGGTTACCATTGACAAGGATATTCTTCCCTGGTTTGATCTCGAACTTCTGTCCACGAGGTAATCTAGAGGCATCAATAGCCATCATAGGAGCTGCTGTAAGCCCTAAAGAATCTACATGGCTACGTATCTGTGCATCAACAGCCTTTTGCATGTTGTAGGCCTTCTCAGCCGTTCCACGACCCCAGAAACGACCAGGAACGCTATCAGCTTGGTAGGCAACAACAGGTCTGTCTTGCATCATGAAGGGGTTTTCTTCAGATTTGAGAAGCACCTCACCGTTACCGATGACAATCAATGCCTCTACCATATCTGAATACTTCTCATCATCTTCAATGAGGTTATCTTCTGGGTTATCCAGTAGCTTCTTAGGTACTAAACCATAGTAACGAAGCAAGAGAACCTTATCATTCTGGTAGTAAGTTAAGTCTTGATTAGGCTCTAAGTCAGTGTCTAAGGCTGCATCGCCTAGATCAGCGGACATATAAACACCATCTTCCATGCCTTTAATGACAGCATGACGACCTACATACTCTTCAATAGCACAACCCATAGCATCATCAATGCTGGTTGCGTTAGGATCAACTAAGAAGTTCCTAGGATTGATAGGCTTTAGCTCTACCGCTACACGGACATTCTTGTTAACACCAATCATAGCCAATCCAGGCTGTGCTGTAGGCTGTGTTGCTGGTGCTAGATGTTTCTTCTGTTTAACGATGATCTCACCGATACCAGTACCGTAGATCTCTGCTAAGGTCATGATCTGACCAATGTTCTTACGTACTTTATCTTTCTTGAAATCTTCGGACAACAAGGATTTCATCTGTTCGATGTCTGTCTTTTCTGTGTCAGAAACATCATCACTGATGTCAAAGAAGACACCTTTAGCGAATACTGCTTCCTCAAGATCAGCTTGTTTGTTATCTACTGCTTGCTGTAGGGCAGGGCTAATAAGCCTTGAACGCTCTGTATCCCTTGTCTTATCTTCATCAGCCCATAAGCCACGCCAGAGACGCTCATACTCGTCCCAGCGATCCATGTAATTCTCATCCCTATAGTTACGCCAGTCATTACAGCGATCCATGACGAAAGCTACTAGGGCATTCTGAGGTGTGATTTCAGATTCAAATTTCATTGTCACCAACCTATTGTTGTGTCTAGGACTTCGTACTCTTCTTCATTCAAGTTCTGATTCCAATCTGCTACTTGTATCTGATCAATGTAACTCACAGCATCAATTAAGTCATCATGAGTCTTACTATCAGGGAACTGCATCAGTTGATCGACAAACTTGTTATTCCAATCAGCTTCATTCAGTACAATCCTACCGTGTTCAAATCGTCCTTGTAGTGACCAAACAATCCTATCTGTCTTCTTCTTATTACCATGTGTTAGCTCTTCAATACGAGGATAGTAGTTCAATCTCCTCATCAAATCATTCATATAAGGCATCACTGCATTCTTTAATGCACCTTTCTCAATCCCTACAGCATTGACTCTGTAGTCCTTAGCAGCCTTTAGAATCCTTACTGCTGTTTCTCGAACATCCCATCTACCATACTGTATGTCAGCAACCCACCAGCCTTTAGTGTTGACCTTAACAATGGCTATCGCTGTTTCATCCAGTTTAGAATTCTTTGTCTTGTTCGTCTGAGATGAATCCGTAAAACCACATAGATCCACCGCAATGAAGTAGTTACCATCTTCAGGTTCTTCGTCACTGATCTTAATCCATTCATCTTTAAAGATCTCCGACTGTGCAGCCTCAAACGATGCCATAAACTCTTGTCTAAAAGCAAAGCTAGACATTGATCCTCTAGCTGCTTCAATCTCTTCAGGATCTAATAATGGATTATCAAAGCTAGTGAAGTGCCATGCTTTGTAATGTTGATCCTTACCACTATCACCTAACTTATACAGTTCATAGAAATGGTTTCTACCCATTGGTGTTCCTATGAACATTGCTCTACCCTTCTGATCCGCTAAAGCAGGTCTAAGGATTTGTTCGAACACCTGTGGCTTCATGTCTGCATACTCATCCATCACTAAGTATTTAAGACTGACACCACGCATAGTCTCTGGTCTATCAGCACCCTTTAGCGATATCATGGCTCCATTCACTAAAGTAATCTGCATGTTATTCACATGACTACCTTTAATGACTGTATGGCCTAGCTCTAACAGCGTAGTCCACATAATATCTCTAGCTTGTCCCTGCGTTGGTGCTACATACCAGACATGACCTTTCTCAGTCTGTAGTGCCTCTATGATCAGTGTCCAAGCAGCTAATCTAGATTTACCTGTACGTCTACCAGCAGCAATGATCTTAAACCTTGCTGGATCTTTAAAGACATCTTGTTGCCAAGGAAGAAGTGCTACGTTTAAATTACTCATCGTCTTCTTCTTCGTAATCAATCAATGTTGTTTCTACCTCTACAGGTTCATGCTCAATCAT